GCTTTGGCGTGTCGTGATAAGCGACACTATAGCGCGGCAGGATCGCGAACAGTTGCAATAATACCATAGCCATTATCAACCTGTCCAACGTGGTTGGCATAATCTTTTTTAAGGTTATTAATGGTGTTGTAAGGACCGACAGCGATAGCCATTTGCAGGCTTGGGTAGACGGCTACGGCCATGTATTGATCGCGCTTGGCAGTTAGTTCCTCTACCAATTCCCAGACCTTCTTAGCCATATCCTCGCTTGAGTCTGCTTCCTCATCAAGCAAAGCTGCCATCTTCTTAATCTCGCTAGGCTTGGCTTTCATTACATTTTCCTTTCTACAACTTGGATAGTTTCGCAAGGATATGGGATTATTTCTTCACCACTACATTCAGTGCAAGCTAGTCCAATAGTAGAATCATAAGGCTTGTGTAGTTCCACCACTTTATTAACAGCGTCCCACGCCATGCCATCAAGCATGGATCTGCCTACGGAATACCTGTAAATTAAAGCTAATAATTCATCATGTGTCATCGATACAGCTCAATTCCTATAACCCACTTAAACAAATACAGACCTAATTCCCATTTGTACCCTATTGGATACTCCCAGTTGGTCAAATAAATACCCAGTTCGTATGAGTTGCTGTTAGTTCCAAAGCGTATTTTCATTAGTAACCGCCTAAACATTCCTTTGAGTGCGTGTGTCGTGAGTAGAGCATTTGATACTCGCTCTTGCTGGGCGCAAATAACTCAGCGCCACATGCTCCACATGCTCCAAACCATTCTCCACCAAAAAAATCAAATTTCATTTAAGTGTTCCCATCCAGTGTTTAATAGCTTCTAAGTTCTCATGCAGCGTTAGATAGCCATAGATCTTGCGGTTATCTAAGTACTGCAATATATCATTCTTGCGCCAGTTACGGCTAACTCTTACATACTCATAGTCCTGCGTACCATCAAAGTAGTTGGTAAAAGGCAGGGCTTTGGGGTGAATAAGATAGGTACAGTGGACCAGATCGATAGGGAATATGCCCCGTATTATCCCATTGAGTAGGGAAAAGTACTCATCTGAGTCACGATAATAGCCCGTCTCTGTAACTGGGTGGTGATAATTGCTGTAGGCAACATGATTTTCTTCGCCTTCTGCTGCTGCGTAGCGCAGTAGTGGGGCGATAACAGGGCGTGAAGCAGATACAAGGGTGCGTAGCGTCTCTGGTAGTAGAAAGTTATCTACATCTGCCACAAAATAGTGATAGCCCAGCTCTTTAGCCTTTTCTATGCCATCTTGGCGTAGTGCGCCTAATACATCAAAGCGCATAGCGTTCCACTCATGTACACCAAAGTTCTGTACTGGCTCTGGCACGTCGCTATCGTCTAGTTCTATGTCTAACCAGTCATATTTCCATGACTCGCCATTGATTGTATTTTCTTGCTCTTCATGGAACAGTTCGTTTTGAGCATAGACCCACTGTTGCAGGATCGTGGCTGTCTTATCGTTGTTGTTATTGGTGCGGATATAGACATGCACCTTGTTGCGTGGATAGTCCAGCTTATCTAAGTTCTGTTCTAGCCAGTAAGGCAGGATCTTTTCTTTATCTTTTGCCAGTACATGAAATAGCACGTCTGGCAGTTCGTTATCTTCTAGTACCAATTATGTCTCCTATCGTGAGCGAGGGCGTTGCAGGCATTATTGTGCCAGTGCAGCTTGATATAAAGCAAGCCCCAGCGTATCTGTGTCTGGTAATTCGTCTTGTAATCCTTGCCAAATTGAGCCATCTTCACGGCTGGCAGGGCTTGTGGTATTCCATGTGCCCCGCTTGAGTTATGGGCAGTAGCCTTCCAGTGGCTCTCATGCTCCCAGAGCGCTTTCAAGCAGCCCCATTGGTGCAGGTTTGCACCTTGACGCATGTATAACACCTTGGCAAAGTGCTTAGGCGCTGACATGTACTCGGTTCTAGCTTGAGAAGGGCTATCGAAAAAGATTACTCCTGCACCCATTGTGGCAAGTATTGCGCAAAGTACCCGAATGGGACAGGAACGAATGATGGATCCGCGTCTGGGATAGTTGGACATGATAGACCTTTCTTCTGTTCTACGTGACGGCGCAGTGCTCGCCAGAATGGTAGGCCTAAGCCTGACCTGTCTTTGGTAATTTTAACCCTTTCACTTGGAAACGATCCGCCCCATATGCCATGTGCTTCATGGTTATTGACGGCGAATTGCAGACACTCCTTCTGGATAGGACACGCAGCGCAAGCGCGTAGTGCCATGGCTGTTAATTCTACTAGATCATTGGCTGCTGTTCCACGAAAATGCTGTCCGCGTACTGGTTCTGGGAAAAACGCTTCTGGGTCAATCTCGGCGCAAGCTGGGTTTAGATCAGCCTTAAAATACATTTTCTTCCTTACTTGCTAGCCATAGAGCCAATTTAGTGCCAGATATGGCAGCAAGTACGATTAAAGCAATAGTGATAAGCATTATTTCCCCCTGTAAAGGCTTATGCGCTTGTTGCCATAGGCCATGACTAATTGTAGTTTGTAGTTAAAAGGTTCTAGGGCAAGGTTAATACCCCGCCACTCGCCAGCCTTTATCTCGGTATTAGCGTCAGCTATATCGTTGCAGATAAGGGCATACTTGGCGCTAGCCACGATCTTGTTCATAATCGTGTGGATGGCTGCGATAGGTAGGTGCTGAAATACATCTTTGATGAGGATTAGATCCACTTGGGGAAAGTCTATTGTCTCTAAGTCACCATGCATAAACTTTATGTGCTCTGACTCATATTTCTTAATATCCTCTATGATTACTGAGCTTACATCTATGCCTGTGTATTCTTTACCTTTTAGGTTTAACTCTTTACCTAAGCGCCAATCGCCACAGCCCAAATCTAGTACTGTGTGAATGTCATCTTGGGCTAGTAGTTTGTTCGCTTCTGCGATCCATGGGGCAGCGTTGGCTGGGTCTGAGCCTGGGCCTGACTTTTGCCCCCATGTAGAGTTTGTATAGATAGCGTTGAACGCTTCTTCATTACTCACTTATTAAGTTCCTTGATGCGGTTGCGGATCACGTGTAGATCTTCGCCATAGACACGTCCTAACGCGTCATTCATTAGTTCCTGTTCGCGAATAATCTGCATAATATCTTGAACAGCATGGTCGTAGCCTTTACTAAACGCTAGTTCCTTTTCTACGTCGATCTGATCCTGCGTTGTCGGTTCAACCTTGATCACGCGCTCCCCTACTGCCTGCGTTGTCGATCCTGTAATTCCTTCTATGACCCTGTTCATCTGGTCGGCAATTCTGTTTGCTATTTCGTCATTAGTCATGCTATGTATTCCTATCTGGTCGGTTGTCTAAGTCGGCGAGCTAAACGCTCCCCTACCGCCTCGGTGGTCGGTAGATCCTAGGCTATAGCAGCAGAATAGGGCTAGTCAACTACCCTAGCCCATGTCCTGGCGTGTCCTGGATCTATTCATTCATGGCACTAGTATCCATCCCATGGAGAGGATAGTCTGCCTATATTGAGCCAGGGAATGGCGCTTAGTGGACCCATAATAGGTCCTAGTCTCGAGCCAGCTATCCTGGCCGTTAGTAACTAGCGCGTATACTTTCCACGCGCCACTATAGTTTATCTTCTCGATGGTCATAATTAATAACCCATGTCTACGATAGCATCGATGGTTTGCTCATCCAGGATCTTAAGCAGCTTAGTGCTATTCCTGCGACATGCTCGCCATGTTGAGAGAGTGTGTTTATCCCATCCAAACTCGCTGCCAAACTCATCCAGCGATAACGATCCGCTAATATGATCCATCGCTAGTGCGTAGATAACATCGGCAGCAGTAGGATCACTGCTAGCGATCCCGCTATAAAATTGAACGGTAATTTTCTTACCGTTACGCATTAAGGCTATTCTCCAGGACTGCTTATGGCCATCCCTGGCCCATTCTGGCGCGCTAGCTGGCGTATCGATACGCGTGGCCTTACATGTAACGCCTAGGCCTACTAAATAGCCTATTAGTTCCTGCTTATCTTCGATGATAGTGCTCATGTTCCTATTCTCCCTATCTAATTTCTTGCCTAGTGGCAAGATAGCAGCGCCAGGACCTAAACCCTGGCGCCACTATCCTAACGCTAGGATTGAACGCGCATAGGCATGAGCAGCAGCTGCCAGCGTATATCGCCAGCGTGTGTCTCGCATAGTAATGGCTTAGTTGCGCCATTAGTCCTAATGATCAGCGGTATAGACTTATCAATTCCTGGAACCTTGCCTAGATCGGCTAGGAATGATGGGTTTACGCCTATTTCATCAGCTGGCGTAAATACCGTAGGAATTAGGTGTTCATATGGCGGAAAAGTACCCTGCCAGGATAGGAAAGTAACGTTCCCATCGATGGTGTTTACCGTAACTTTATCCTGCTCGATCCAGAACGTTACGCGTGGGTTGATAGCGCGGCGGCCCGTTAGTGGCTTGATGAGATTACGTATCTTAGCAACATCCTCGCGCAAGATATTGATATTGAAACTATCGATATTTTCCACGGGGTTATCTTTCTCGATGGTGACATGCTGGACCTTGCCTATGAATAGGCGATAGCGATCCGTGGCCGCGGCAGTGATTACACCATCAGCGCTGGAGAGACTTACGCATGTGAGCATAGGCAGGGAACTATCCTTGCCAGCCGCGATGAGTGTGCCGCTAAGTAGATCATCCAGCAGCGCTGCGTTCATGGTGAAATGGGCCGTAATCGTGGCCGTAGTTGCGTTATTGTGTACTGCGTTCATGTTCATGTTCCTATCTATGAATGGAGCCTAGACTGTCTAAGCTGCCACCACCATCCCTGGCGCTAGTCCAGGAATGATGGTAACGGTTTAGATTACTGCTAGTGTGAACGATAGCGCGGCTAGGCCTAATAGTCCAGCACTAAGCCAGAAGATCGCGCGCACTATTGAGCGCGTTAGGTAATAGCTGCGTGAGTGTAGTGTGCCGCGGTAATAGTCCAATTCCTGGCGATACTCACAATTTACGCAATCACACCATCGATAATCGTGGACCGTGGTCATTCTTACTCACCATCCAGACTTATTTCATAGTTTGCTGGCTCATTCTGGCGCTCATGTTCAAGCGCTGCGATGGCCTTAATTAGTCCTAGTGTTAGCTCCATGTTTATTTAAAGTCCTTGAATATATCTTCAACTATCTTTAATTCTTCATCACTAAGGTGATCCAGTTGTATCGCATCGGCAAACCCAAATATATCTTTAGCCATGATTATTCCTATCTAATCGTGCTAGGCCTTGCGCCTAACATGGATAAATATCCCATGCGCCAGCTGGCATGTCAACTATTCCTGGCGCTTATTTGATAACAATTTGATAACAATTTCTAGGCCAGCGGGTCCAGGATCTTGCCCATTCCTGGCCATCATCGGCCCTAACCCTGGCCCATCCTTGCCCATTCTCGAGCCATAACGTGGCCATGCGACAGTACCCTCACCATCACGCAAGCACCCCACAATCCCACGCAATCGTTAGCAATCTCCCTAATTTACAATAAATAAATAATCAATCAAAAGCAATCAAAAGCGCAATCTGTGGCTCGCTTGCCTAAATCGCTGAGCGTAAGGAGAAAGTATCGGCAAGCGTGGAAAAAATTGGGTGATCGACTGGGGGACTTTTAATAATGGGGCGACGTGTATGTAACTATCAACCCAATGATTTTTTCTAAATATAGTCTCACATATTGAGATTTGCTTAAACTATTTTATCGACCAAACAAGTATAAAATACTAGCTTTATACAATGTGACGTAATTCACAGACATGAAAGCGGGACAAACACCTAATTTCCCACCTTATACAATATAAGGGGTTTTATAAATTACACCCCTATCCAAAGGGCGGTTCCACCGCCCGTTAGGTTATTAACCCAGTGGGGCATGGCAGAGCCTGCCCCTAACTCTTCCCATCGGCGGCGCAGAGCGCCACCCATAGGTTGTTTCCATAGGGATTACCATAGGCCGCCTGACGGCGGCGATTTACTACCATAGGAATTAAAGGCGGGTGTATTGTATGGCTAAGCCATCGGCTAATAAATACAAGATCGCCCCAGATAGCCAAATCTCGGCCACTCAGGCCAAGCAGACTATCGCCGAGCTGGTAACTAAAGGTTACTCCATTGCCGATGCAGTTCGGGCAACTGGCAAGTCAATTAAGTCCTATGAGTACTACCGCATGTCGGATGCTCAATTTAAAGAGGCTATCGACCTAGCACGCGCCGTAGCACGTCGCGAAGGCGCGATAAGCGAAGAAGATGCAAATATCAGCTTTGAGGACTTTAGAGCCAAGTACCTTAACTCCAAGACTTTCAATCACCAGCGCAACATCATCTCTATGCTGGAAGAGGGTAAGCCCGCGTGGCTTCACCCCAACATGAAATACGAAGAGGGTTTTCCTAACTACGTCCTCGTGAACATGCCACCTGAACATGCCAAGAGCATGACGGTCAGCATTGACTATATCACCTATCGGATCTGTATCGATCCGAACATCCGTATCAAGATCGTCTCAAAGACCTTGACTATGGCAAAGGACTTTTTATACGCGGTCAAGCAAAGGCTTACCCAACCCGCTTATGCTGAACTTCAACGGCGCTATGCCCCTGCTGATGGTTACAAAGAAGCGGCGGATAAGTGGACCCAAGATGCGATTTACCTAGAGCGCGACTCAGGTGAAAAAGATCCTACCCTGCAGGCACTGGGTATTGGTGGTCAGATCTATGGTGCACGTGCTGACTTAATTGTTTTGGATGACTGTGTTACCTTGGCTAACGCCAATGAATACGAGAAGCAGATCCGTTGGATCCAACAGGAAGTTCTTACTCGTGTTGGTCCCACAGGAAAGATCCTTGTCGTAGGTACTCGTGTAGATCCAGTGGATCTTTATCGCGAGATGCGTAACCCAGATCGTTACCCAGATGGCGCTTCACCTTGGACATATCTGGCTATGCCAGCGGTATTAGAGTTTGCAGATGATCCAAAGGATTGGATTACCCTCTGGCCGCGTTCAGACAGGCCTTGGCTTGGAGATGATGCGAATATTGGTGAGGATGGTTTATATCCTCGTTGGGATGGAAGTAACCTACGCAAGCGTCGCGGTGTATTAGACCCAAAGACGTGGGCTATGGTTTACCAGCAACAGGATGTAGATAGCGAAGCTGTCTTTGCACCTGAAGCAGTACGCGGATCAGTATCAGGTATGAGAGCCATTGGCCCTCTACTACCAGGCGCTCCTGGTCATCCAGATGCAATGAATGGTTCTTATACCATCTGCTCAATGGACCCAGCCATGTCAGGTGATACGTTCTCAATTGCCTATGCTGGCGATAAGAGTACACAGAAGCGTTACGTGCTAGAAGCAAGCCGCATGCCTGCTCCTACACCACAACGTATTCGTGAATTGATTTTTGAATGGACAGAGAAGTACAAGCCATCTGTCTGGGTTATTGAGAAGAACGCCTTTCAGTTGTTCCTTACTCAAGATGAAGAAATTAACCGCTTCCTAGCATCACGCGGTATTCGCCTTGTTCAGCATTACACAGGCGCAAACAAGATGGATGCAGAGTTTGGCGTAGCCTCTATGGCCCCACTCTTTGGAATGGTTGATAAACTTGGCAATCACGTCAAGGGAAGCAACCTTATAGATTTGCCACGGTCCGACAATGAAGGCATAAAATCGTTAATCGAACAGCTCATAACATGGTCCGCTGGCACTAAAAATAAACAAGATGGATGTATGGCACTCTGGTTTGCAGAAACTCAGATGCGTGATTATATCAATCAGGCTGGAGCATATGGTGGCTCCTTTATTAAAAACCCATTTCAGACTCGTGATCAAAAAGCACGTCGTCGGGTTATTAACATAGAAGACTATCAACGCGAAAAAGAGAAGTTAGCATCTAACGGGGGTTACTTATAATGGCACTAACTGTAGATCAAATCGGAGATAAACTCCGTAAGCTACGTGCACATTACTTCACACGTGATTCACGTTATGATGATCTATTGGCGATCCGTCAGGGTAAGATTGATCAAGTGTTTCCTGGAATGTTCTCAGAGGACTATCCAAAGCCAATGATCGCAAACTTCATTGACGTTGCTGCTCGCGACGTTGCTGAAGTTATTGCCCCACTTCCTGCCTTCAATTGCATGACAACCAACACAACTTCAGATCGTGCTCGTGTTCGCTCAGATAAGCGCACCATGATCGCTGCTGGTTACCGCGACACTTGCAACCTTCAAACCATGATGTACACAGGTGCAGATCGTTACCTCACCTTTGGCTGGCTACCATTTCTTATTGAAGCAGACTATGAGAACAATCGCCCAATGATCCGCATCGATTCTCCAATTGGTGCCTACCCAGAGTTTGATCGTTTCAATCGTCTTATCTCATACTCAAAGCGTTATGTTAAGACAGTACGCGAACTTATCAATGACTTTCCTGAACACGAGAATATTATCCGTGGTCAGTACGAGAACCGTAACTCAGAACGCATCCTTGAGATGTATCGCTACCAAGACAAAGAACAACTTATTCTTTTCTTGCCAGAGCGTAACAACTTTGTTCTTTCACGCGTTGAAAATGAACTAGGTGAAATTCCTGTAGCAATTGCTTTGCGTCCTGGCGTTGACTCAGATGAGCATCAACGTGGACAGTTTGATGATATTATGTGGGTGCAAGTAGCCCGTGCACGTTTTGCTTCTCTTACTCTTGAAGCAGCACAAAAGGCAGTACAAGCACCATTTGCTTTGCCTTCAGATGTGAACGTTCTTGAGATTGGCCCAGATGCAACTATCCGTTCTGCCAATCCACAACAGATCCGTCGTGTAGATCTTAATCTTCCACCAGGAATTTTTCAAGAGAATGAAATTCTTGATCAGGAAATGCGCACTGGATCACGTTATCCAGAAGGCCGTCTAGGACAGCAGTCAGGTTCTATTGTAACTGGTCGTGGCGTAGAAGCACTTATGGGCGGATTTGATACACAAGTCAAAACAGCACAGGGTGTATTTGCTGAGACATTTAAAGAAGTTATTCGTCTATGCTTTAAGATGGACGAAAAACTATTTAGTGATGTTAAGAAGGAAGTTCGTGGCATTAATGCTGGCGCTCCTTATGTAGTTAACTACACACCAAGTGTTGATATTGCTGGAGATTATTCTTGCGATGTTACCTATGGCATGATGGCTGGACTAGATCCAAACCGTGCTTTGGTATTTGGACTACAGGCACGTGGAGATAAGTTAATCTCACGCGACTTTTTACGTCGTCAAATGCCTTGGGAAATGAACGTTACCCAAGAAGAAGAACGTGTTGAAGTTGAAGAACTGCGCGACACATTGCTTCAAGCAGTTGCTTCCTATGCTAATGCTTTGCCACAGATGGCAATGCAAGGAGCAGATCCATCTAAAGTTATTAATGCAATTGCGCAAGTAATTGTTGGTCGCCAAAAAGGCGACCCTATTGAGGAAATTGTTGCTAAGGCTTTTGCCCCAGAACCACAGCCACAAGTTTCCCCAGAAGCTGCAGCCGCTGGTGCGGCACCTGAAGGTGCCCCAGGACAGGCTCCTGCTGGGGGCGCGCCTCAAGGCCAAGCACCAGGCATGCCGCCTGCACAACAAGCACCGCAAGGTGCATCATCCCTGCAGAACTTGCTAGCAGGCATTTCATCTTCTGGTAACCCGCAGCTTGCTGCGTCAGTTTCCAGACGCTCACCCGCCTAACGTTACGAGTGAGAAAACCAATTCCCTATAGGAGATAAAAATGGCAAAAGTAGCACCAGCCTTTAAGTCTAGCCTGCAATCAGCACCTGTTAAGGTTGCTATGCAAGGTGGATATGGCTCATCAGAC